CACGTGCGGCGCGGTCGCGGAGACGAAGCGCTCCAGCCGGACGAAGTCTCCGCCCTTGAGCAGGTCCATGCCGCCGGGCGCGAAGTCGATGTACAGCCGCTTGTCCCAGACGATCGGCGGGAGCCCGTTCTGGGCGCGGACGTGGTCCACCAGCTGGACGATCCGGCGGTACCGGCGCTGGCTCTGCTTCGGGCTGTTCTCGCAATCCATGACCGTGACGATCAGCTCCGGCGAGCCCTCGATCTCCTCCGTGGTGAAGGGGTGGATGCCAGCCGCGACGGCGCACAGCGTCTGGGCCACGAACTCGGACTTCCCGAAGCCCTCATCCCCGGTGAGAATCAGCCGGTCCATGCGCTCCAGCAGGCCCGGGACGATCCAGTCGTACTCCGACTCCTGGGCGAGCAGGTCCGCCAGCGTCGGCGGGCTCCACTCCGCCGACGGAGCCGCCACCGCCGCGATGTCCGAGAGCATGAGCCGGACGCGCTCGATGGTGGCTGCCACGTCGGCCGGCTCGCCGCACTCCCAGCTCGCATCCAGGTGCTGGACCTCGCGGGTGAATTCGTCGGCCATCCGGCGCCGGGCGTACAGCTCACAGATCCGCTCCGCGTACGCGGGCGCGGCGGCCGGGCCGACGTGCTGGCCGTGCTCCACGATCTGGAACAACTCCACCGCGTGGATGCGCGACGCCAGGCCCTGATCCAGGATCGCGGCGTGCACGGTGTTGGCATCGATCGGGTCGTTCCGGATCAGCAGGTCCCGGATGATCGCAGCAATGGCCTGGTGCTTCAGCCCGTAGTACGCCTCCACCGGCACGGAGAGGAAGGCTCCGCCGGTGTCGGCGGGCCGGTTGATCATCGCGGCGAGCAGCGCCTTTTCGATGATCATGTCGTGTGCGTTGCGTGCCATGGCTCAGCCCTCCAGCAGCTGACGGCCGACCATGCGGGCGGCGGTGGAAGTGCGTCCCGGCGCCGTAGCGCCAGCGGGCTTGGGACCGCCCCGGAGCGTGTTCGCGAGCCGTTCGGCGGTGAGCGTCCAGTTGCGATCAGCGATGTAGGCCAGCGCTTCGTCCACGGCCTTGTCCGGCCAGTCGTGCGTCAAAGCCTGCTTGATGATCTTCGCGAAGGCGGGCACGTTGCCCATCTTCCCCAGCCGCTCGTAGTGGCGCCCGGCAAGCACGTTGGCCCGCTGGTTCACCGTGGGCGGCTTGGGCTCCGCGTCGTCCTTGCGTCCCTGCTCGGGGACATCGAAAAGCGCTTCCGACGCGGGAGCGGCGGAGATGTTCTTCTCAGTCTTCTTGATCTCAGTCTTCTTCTTTATCGACTGGGAATCCGGCGACGGCTTTCCAGTCGATGGTCCGACCTGGGAATCTGTCGTCTTCTTGCTGGTCGGCGCCATCCCCTGAGATCCCGTCGATGGCTGTTCCGTGAGCGGCCGTGTGAGCGGGTCGTCCGTGATCAGCCAGGACCAGGACCAGCGACCACCCTCGCCCGCGCGTCGGACGCGCGCGAGGTACTTTGCCTCTTCGAGCTGAGACAGCGCGGTGCTCACGGCGTCGCGCCCTTCCAGTACGGAGGCGTCCAGCTGTGCGCGGTCGAGCACCCAGCCGTCCGGCAAGGAGAGCATGTGCCCGAGCAGCACCCGAGGGAGCGCCTTCAACGGGACGGGGAGCTGGCCGCGCATGAAGGCGTTCGCCACGATCATGAAACGGTCGGCGGGCATCGGCGCCCGCTGAATGCGGATCTCCGTCATGCGGTCACATCCACGGCGTAGGCGGCCTCGCCGTCGCGTGTAGAACGCGAGATGAAGCCCGCCAGGGCCAGCTCCGTCAGGGCGTCGCGCGCCTCGATCGGGTCGGGCACCTGACGAACGATCTCCATCCAGCCAGCGTGCCGACCCTCGCGCCGACCGAAATCGGCGAGCCAGAAATACAGGCCCAATGCGGAGAGACTGACTCCGCTAGCGAAAATGTCGGAGGGGGTTGTTACACTCACGTGAGCACTCACCTTCTGGTCGGGGGTGTGTGGACTTAGCTGGGAACCGTTCGAGCGGACAACCTCAGCAGTCGGAGCCGGACCCCTTGAGCAAGGGTCCGGCTCCGTCGCGTTACGGGGGGTGTAGCGTCATCGCGCCTGCCCTCTCGTGGCTCGGTGTCCGGGAGGGCAGGCCCACCCGGTAGGGCGTCCGCCGATCATAACCCCGTGGCGAGGGGTCAGAACAACTGCTGTGGCCCAAGGGTTTCCCGCCTCGTACCGGAGGCGCCCTCCGTTCCGGCCAGCTTCTCCGCCGCCGTCTCGCCGGCCACGGTCAGCTGCCAGCATTGCCACCACCGGCCCCGGTGCTCGCGCGTCACGGCCTTTCCATTGATGACCACTGGAACCACCAGCTGGGCGTCCACCAGCTCGCCCCGCCGGGGCCGCTCGGTGTTCGGGTCCATCCCCAGCTTCTGCTGGATCTCCCAGTCCGTGAGGTCCCCGAAGCGGTAGATCGCCAGCAGCACCTCCGCGCGCTTCGAGCCCGGCCGCATGACCGCCAGCGCGGCGGCCCGGCTGGTCGCCAGCGCGTCGTTCCGGACCTTGCCGGGGCGGTCGGCCGTGACGGCACCCACGAGCGCGTCCAGGCCGTCTGAGAGCCGCTGGATTGCGCAATCCAACTCACGTCGGAGCCCGGAGGCGATCTGGGAGAGCGAGCCGCCGTCCCGGACCTTGTCCAGATCGCGGGCCAGCGCCAGGGCTCGCTCCGAGCACAGCAGCGCGTCGGAGAAGGACGCCCGCGCGTCCGCCCCGGGCTGCTCCTCGCGAGCCTCGCCGGCCCGGTAGTCCTCATTCATGATCGGATACGACCCTTCAGGTTTTGGTCGGGGTTCAGGCCCCAGGTCTCGGCGGCCTGGTAGCCGCGCTCGGTGATGCTGGCGATCGAGCCGCCGGGGCTCACCAGCCCGCCGTTCACCAGGTCCGTCCAGGCCGCGCGCTGCTCGGGCGTGAAGCGCTCGGTGCTGGCCGGGTGGTGACGGCGCAGCGGCTCGCCCGCCCAGGTATAGATCCGGGCGCGCATCGCGTGCTCCAGCATTTCCCGGTGGGTCAAGGTCCAGCTGTCTTCCGTCACCGCTTCCGCCCCCCGAAGTGGCTCGCCGGGTCCAGCCCCCAGTCCTGCGCCGCGCGGTACCCGCGGCCGGTGATCACGTCGCCGACCACCAGCCCAGCGCGGACCAGGTCGTGGTACGCCTCGGGCACCACCAGCGGGTGCACACCCTTCGGTGCGCGGCCACGGAAGACGGGGTCCGCGCCGCGCGGGCACGCCAGCTCGCCGTGAAGCACCTGGGCCAGCGTGTGCACGCGGGCCTCGGTCTTCTCCAGGTCGTAGGCGTCGCGGTCAGCCTTACTCACGCCCCATCACCACCACTCGGACTTCGAGCTTCACGCCGTCGCGCGTGGTGGCGTCGATCTCGCCGTAGTCCGGCGTGGTGAGCGTGAAGCCGGTTGCGATGCCGCCCAGTTCGAGAGCGTCCTTCACGTCCTGGGTCACGTTCGCCATGAAGTCACCCATGATCACTTCTCCTTCGGCTGCTCGCGCTCGATCTTGAAACCCTTGAGCACGGTGGTCTTCTTGATCGCGCCGGTGACCGTGCTCGCCAGCGAGTCGTTCCCCGCGCCAGCCGCCGCCTTCGCCAGCGCCTTGACCTTCGTCACCTGCGCCTCGAACTTGCCAGTGGCCAGCACACGGCGGACGCCCTCCCCGAGCACCCACGAGAGGTGCCGAATGGTGGTCTCCGCCTCGCCCTTGAACTCCGCCTGGAACATCTCCGCCAGCGCCTCGTTCACCTCGGGGTCGGCGAGCATGAGCACGATCGTGCCGCTGATGACCGCATCCAGGTCGAAGCTGTAGCTGTTCGCGTGCTCGCGCTTGACCTTGATCGTGGTCCCGTCGGTGTCCGGCACCGCCGCGTCCGCGTTAGGGACGCCGTCCTGCTCGCCATGCATGATCGACAGCTGCTCGCCCGCACGCACGCGGATCTCCTTGGCGAAGTCGCCGAAGGCACGCATGTAGTCGACGGCGGTCTCCTCCATCGCCCCGAACCGCCGGAGCAGCGCGTAGGCATCCTCGGGCTTCTCGACCTCCGCCCCGCCGCGCGCGGCGTACTCCTCCGCCTGGACAGCGTCCAGCCCCTCGCGGAGCACGGTCCGCAGGTCTCGCGTCGTCGGGAGCTGGCGTCCGTCGTGGAGCGCCAGGCCCTTCTCCTGGTCGGTCACCGGTCAGTTCTCCTTCGCGTACTCGATGATGGCGTCACGGCCCGGGTCGAGCTGGCCGTGATCGGTGGCCGCGCTGGACGCGCAGCAGCGGCAGGTGCCCAGCAGGTCGGTGCCGCCGTCGCACGTCGGCACGTAGACGTTGCACTCGATCACGCGGCCTTCGAGCTGACAGATCGGGCAGGGCTCGCCGCGGTTGTCGATGTGGTCGGGCCACTCTTCGCGGAAGATCAGGTGCACTTCCGGACGGCCGGTGATGCTCCGCTGGAGCGGGCGGTGGGTGGTCATCGTGCGCGCTCCTGTCGGTTCAGGGCGTCGGCCTGCTCCAGCGCCTCGATCTCGGTCAAGCCGCGAAGGCGGTACCCATCGGTCCGCTGGTCGTAGACGGTCCAGTCTTCGTGCTGCCAGTGCGGGGTAGCGATGAAGCGCTCATCGGTGGTGGTCATGCCAGAATCGTACCCCCCAAAATGGGGGTACACAAGTACACCCCCGGGTGGCCGTCACGCCCGGGGGTGTACTTGATCGCGGTCACCGGCTCGCGCCACGAGACCGGCTCGCGCTCACCGACGGCAGACCCGCACCTGTCTTCCGCCGGGAGTCATCAGGTGTACGTCTTCCGTCGCTTCGAACCCCGGCGCGTCTGCTGGAGCACCGAGCGGCAGGCGGCACAGTAGCCTTTCCGCCGCGTCGGTCCCTTCGGGCGCCACCACCGTTCGTCGTGACCATGCCTGCATCGGCCGTCCACTGGCCAGTCCCGCCCAAGGTGCCGACGCGCGTTCTCCAGGTTCACCAGCTCGCGCAGGTGCTCGAAGCGGACACACTGGCGAGATGTGCACCCGTCCGCCTGGCGATGATCGATCGTCACGCCGGGCGTGATCTGGCGACCGGTGTGGTAGACCCAGGCGGCTCGGTGTGCGGTAGTTCCGCGCATGACACCTTCGTCGTCTTTCCAGCCGATCTGCGCGTACCCGTGACTGGCCACAGAGTAGGTGCTGATCTGGCATTCGCCGGACGCCCGAAACCGGGTGGCCGCACGTTCGGCCACCCGGTCGGGGATGGGGACTTCACCCCAGGCTTGACGACTCATGTTCTAAAGTTTAGAACACTCAGGCCAGAAAGTGGTCCATTGCAGGCGGGTGGTGGAAAGGCGGTTCGTCGGTGAAGCCTCCGCCGCCGTAGCCGCCGCCACCCTGCGGGGGCTGGCCCCACGGGTCGGCCGGCGCACCGCCGCCACCCTGCGGGCGGCCGCCGTACTGGCCGCCGCCGCCCTGGGAACGGCCCTGGCCGCCACCACCCTGGTTCCAGCCACCACCGCCGCCCTGGTCGTAACCGCCGGAACGCTCCGCGCGCTGGACGCGGGCCGTGGCGAAGCGGAGGTCCGGGCCGATAGAGTCCACCTCCACCTCCCAGGACACGCCCTTGGCGCCCTCGCGGGTCTCGTAGCTCCGGGACCTGATCGTCCCCGTGACGACCACGCGGGTGCCCTTCGTCAGGGACTCCGCGATGTTCTCCGCGAGCGTGCGCCAGGCGTTGCACCGGTACCAGGTGGTTTCCCCGTCCACCCACTGGTCACCTTCCTTGCGGCGGTCCTGGACGCCCACGCTGAAGTTCGTCACCGCCGCGCCGGACGGCGTGAAGCGGAGTTCGGGGTCACCTCCGAGGTTGCCCACGAAGCTGATCTGTGCGTTTCCAGCCATGATCTTGTTCCTCCGATTGTTGATCTAGAAAGGGCAGGTCTTCAGTTCCAGCGCGGCGGCTCGGGCGGGAGCGGCGGCCGCTCGCGCCCGTCCAGGGCATTGACCATGGACACCGCGAGGGAGCGGGCCACGGACTGGAAGCCGGACAGCTGGGCGCGGAGGTTGTGCTGGGAGTCGCGCAGCGCGCGCACCAGCATGTCCGCCTGGGTGGCCTCGAAGCGCTCGCGCTCGGTGGCAATCCAGGCTTCCGCCTTCCGCTGGTCGGCCGATCGGGCGTCAGACTTCGCGATGGCCAGGTTGTAGCGGAAGTCCAGGTTGTGCTGGGCCTGGTGGAGGCGGGCCAGCTGCTGGCGAAGGAAGACCTCCGAGTTCTCCATCTGCCGCATGATCTCGACGATCTTGATCTCTACGTCAGCCGGGGTGTACGGAAGCGTCGGGTCCAGCGGGGCCAGCCGGCCAGTGAGCGGGTCCAGCTCCTGCTCCGCTGTCGGCACGATGGGCGTTCCGGAGTACGGCACAACCTCCGAGCCGATCCCCTCATTTGAGGGTTTCTCGGGCTCGCGGTTGTGCTCGGGGAATGGGCTCTCCGAGTGCTTCGTGAAGGTCATTCCGGCCACGGTCACCTGGTCGCCCACGGCGTACTCCGCCTGGCTCCCATCGGCGATCTCCACCGCGTCGGTGCGCTCGCCGGGCGCCCAGCCGTGCTGCTCGGGTGCGTCGTCCACACCGTGCCACGGCGGAGGCTCTTCAGCCACCGGCGCAGCGCCCCACGGCTCCGCCTGGGCTTCGTCTCCGCCGGGCAGCTCGACCTCCGTCATGCTGCGGACTCCGGTCGCTCGGACGGCCTGCCGGACGGCGGAGTCCTCCCAGGCCGCGTCCGAGATCTCCAGGACCTCGGGCTCCGGCTCATCGGCCGGCGGCTCGCCCCAGTCCACCTCCGCGTCCTCGGGCTCCGCGGGCCCGGGGTCGTCGTCATGCCGGGGAGGCTCCTGGACCTCGGGGGCCGCGTAGTCACCGGGCTCGGGCGCGTTGTCGCCACCCGGGAGCGCGGCGGCCAGCTCGCCGTCCTCCGGCTCGGGCGCCGGCCGCGAGTACGTCCCGAAGGCGCCCTGGACGCGACCAGGCGCACTGGCGGCGTCCACCTGCGCCTTCGCCATGCGCTTCGTGTACTGGCTGTAGGTCTCGCTGTGTTCGGGGTCCGGCCACCCGAGGTGGTCGCCGCACGCACACACGATGCCGTCGGCGGTGGACCAGCGGGCGTGCCGCGTGCCGGAGTTGTGTCCGGCGTGGGCAGGCCAAACGCGCTCGATCGTGGTCTGCGCGGAAGTCACCTCACCCATGGTCAGTACCCCGTTCCGTCGGGGGGCGTGGTCATGCTGTTCGGCTGGGCCGACTCCGCGCGCGTCACGCCACCGTTCTGGGCCATCCACCGCTGCGCCTGCTCGGGCGTCGGCATGGTGACGTTCGGGTCGATGCCAAAGCGGGCCAGCTCCGCGCGGATGCGCTGCTCCAGCGGCACCCCGGCCGCGTCGATGCCCAGGAGACCGCGCTGCTTCGTCATCATGTGGATGTACGCCAGCCGCTCCAGGGTCATGGCGTCGTTCGTGAACTCGCGCTGCACCCAGGCGGACCACTGGGCGTTCTTCTCCTCGCGGTTGCCGGACTGCTCCGGCGGCGTGACGCCCGCGGCGGCGGCCTGCTGGCGCTGCTGAGCTGCCCGCTTGCGAGCCGCCTCGTTCGGGTCGTATCCGCGGCCCTGGCCGATCGGCTCGGAGTAGTCGTCGCCGGGGCGCTGGCTGTCGGGGTCCGGGTCGTCGGTGGCGATCATGAACGCCTGAGTGAGGGCGTACTTCATGGCCATGGTCATGGCCTTCGAGCTGGCCTTGTCGCTGGAGTCCTTGCCCTCCCCGGCGGCTTCGGCGGTGAGCACCGAGCCGTCCACCAGGCTGGTGAAGCGGTACCGCACGGTCACGAAGACCTGAGTCCACATGGTGTAGCCGGAGCCCGTGCTGTACGGCTTCTTCTCCGGCTCCGCGATCTCGCGGCTGATCACCTCGGACTGAACGAAGATCAGGTGGTCGCGGAACGCCTGTCCGAGCGCGGCGGCGGTGTCCTCGAACTTGCGGAACTTGTACGTGCCGCCCCGGTCACCCTCCTTGCCGTACTGGCCCGCCTTCGGGATGTACGTCACCGACTTCATGACAGCAGCGATTGCCGCCAAGATCGCCGGAGGTCCGCTGGGCGCGGCTTCGTGCTGGGCAGGTGCGGTCATGATCACTCGCTCTCTTCGGTGGTGTCGTCGGCGGCAGGGGGTTCGGGAATCACCAGCGCAGCGAAGCCGATGATCGTCCCGTGCTCCACGTAGTACTCCAGCAGCTGCTCGACGGCGGCAGGGACGCCAACCCCCGCCGACTCGATCGTGTTGCGGGCCGCGGTGCGCTGGCTCCGGGGGATCCGGAACCGGATGCGCTCGCGGTCCTCGCCGTACGGGCGGGGGCGGATTCGCGCCTTGCCGCCTTCGACGGGCGTTGCCAGCGCGGCCGCCGCGAAGTAACACGCGCGGGTCACGCTGGCCAAGGTCTCACCCTGAGACTCTGCGCGGTCCATGGCGGAGTCGTAGAGGTCGAGCCGGATCATGATCTCCTCCGGCACCTTCTCCTCTTCCGCCTTTTCGGGGGTAGTCGTGCTGTCCATGACTGCCATCTTACCCCCTATAATGGGGGTAAGTGCAATAGCTGCGGGCCACCAAGGAGAGCGAGATGGGCAAGAAGCGAGCAGACCCGAACTGGCGTCAACTCCGGGAGACGCTGTGGGTGCGGTGTGACGGGTTTTGCGAGGTGAGCGGGCGGCCCCTGGACTTCGAGACCTTCGATGCCCACCACCGCCGACCGAAGGGGATGGGCGGCACGTACCGTCCGGACACCGACACCGCCGCCAACCTGCTGGCGCTCGATCCCGAGGTGCACAACGGCGCCTCCTGGTCGGTGCACCAGCGCCCGAGCTGGAGCCGCCCGCGCGGGTACCTGCTCCGGAACGTCGTGGAGGAGGCGCGGCTGGAGCCGCTGCTGTACCGGGGCCGCACCTGGATGATCTTGGACGAAGAGGGGACCATGGGCGAGCTGTCCAACCGGTCCCAGCGCTACCTGTGGCGCACGCTGGAGCAGACCCAGGGCTACGTCCCCGCGGCTCGCCCGGCCCGCAGTCAGTACCGGTGACACGCGAAGGCCCCCGGTCGCTGCTCCGGGGGCCTTCGTCGGAGGAACCGCACCTGCCCAGCACGGTGCCTTCAGGCTACGCCGCGAAGGTCCGGATCGTCAGAGTGTCGGTGAGCTTGCCGCTCTTCTGGCCGCCGGTGAACTTCCGCGTGATCGCCACCACCGAGCCGTAGGCTTGGCTGCTGCCCGTCATGCCCTGCGCACCGCCGGCCAGGTCCTGATCGATGATCCGGCACACGTCCTGGATCTGCCGCCGCGGGTCGCCCACCACCTCGATCTCCTCGAACTGGACCGTAGGGTTCTTCGTGTCGAAGAGCAGCGATGTGGCCAGCCCGCGAAGCCACCACAGGTCCTGGTGCCAGTCGTCGGCCGGCAGGTTGTAGACGCGCTCCCGGTACCTCGCGATCGAAGTCGCGTCCGAGATGCTCTCCGTCGCCGTGGGCCGGTCGACCAGCAGCGTGCCGCCGACGATCAGGAACGGTGTCGAGTCGTTGATCGAGAACTGCACCACCGTGCTGGGGTTGTCGTTGCCGAACGCAAGGCGCATGTGCCGGTTGTTGGTGTCGATGTTGTCGTACCCAGGCAGCGCGAAGACGTAGGCGTTGGTGACGATCGGCGGCGGCCCGTTGGACGGCTGGCTGCCCGGCTGGTAGGGCGTGGTGCCCTCCTCCCAGTAGGACGGGCCGTAGTGCTGCATGTACTCCTGCCAGAACGCCGTTGGCGGCGTGAGGCCCGAGTCATACCCCTGCGCGAACGGGCGGACCGTGACGCCACCGCACCGGAACGACTGGACATCGGACAGCGTCACCGCGTACCGGGGGTATGACAGCGGCTGGATCACGAACTGGTCCGGCTTGGACGCGGCGTAGGCGTGGAGGAACGGCTGGGCCACCCGCGGCCGCGCGGTGTAGCCAATCCGGTTGGCCACCGAGACGTACGACTGGACCGGACGCAAGTTCGAGGCGTTGTTGATCGTGATGTCGAAGACGCTGTTCGCGGCGAGCTGGCGGCCCTTGATCGTTGCCCGGCTGTCGAATGTGGCCACACCCTGCTCGGTGAAGTAGAACGCGCCGAGGTCCGCAGCGGTCACCGCCTTGACCACGTCGCCGGCTGGCGTCTGCTCGATGTTCGGCAACCACAGCACCCGCTGGCCGGCCAGGTCCACCTTCGCCTGCTGTCGCGGCGCCGCGGGCGGCGTGCTCTGGGGCTGGATGTAGTTGGCCAGCGGGGTGTCCACCATGCTGATCCACTGGGTGTACTGCATCGGCCCGTCAAGCTGGAGATAGACCGAGTTGGTCATGCCTTCGACCCAGGTATACGAACTCACCGGCATTGCGCCCGCCTTGCCGCCGTTCGTCTTGTTGATCACCTGGGCGCCGTCCAGCCACATCGATCCCCACACCTGGCTCGGCGTGAACTGCCAGACGATCGAAACGAAGTGCCACCCGTTCCCGCCGAGAGCCGCCGTCCAGCTCCAGGGCGTCGGGCCGTTGTCGCTCCACACCTGGAAGAGCACGGAGTTCGTCTTGTGCTTGATCGTCACGGATGCCGTGGCTGGCGAGATCCCGTTCTTCGCGCTTAGGAAGAACTGATCGAACGACCAGGGATCGCTGGACAGGGTCGAGTCGACGAACACCCACCCCGACCAGCCGAGAAGGTTCGAGTTGTTCGCGCCGTAGTTGGTGATGATCAGCTGGATGGTGGCCTTCGAGCCCGAGCTGAGCCGGAACAGGCCACGGTTGCCGGTCGCCTTCCAGTTCGGCAGGCGGTACCGGCCGATGAAGGCGGGCCCGTACTTGCCCGCGGCCTTGCTCCAGATCTCGCCCGGCGTCTGCATTGCAGGGCCCAGGTGCGGCGTGGAGTTGAGCATTCCGAAGCTCCACTGTGGAGCCCAGTCCGCATCGGGAATCTGTCCCCAGGCACCGACTTCCGGCAGGGCAGAGCCGCGCAGCGTCCGGCCGTGGATGGCGTAGCCGTGCCAGGGCGGCCCCTCGAAGAAGCCCGTCCGCCGAAGCGCGGAGTCGATCACCCAGCCCGCTTCGATCGTGCCGGACTCCGCGGCCTCATCGGCGTTGTTGCTGGCGGTGTCGCCCATGTAGACCTCGCGGCGGTACTGATCCACCGCCCACCGGTCGATGGTGATGCCGGTCTCCAGCTGGCCGCCGCCGTCGAAGCACACCATCGTCACCGTGCCGCTGGCGCGGTCCGGCACCACGCTGTCGATCCAGCCGGTGATCTGGTCGATCTCCCAGTACCCCAGCGGGCTCTCGACCGCACAGCGCAGGAACATCGGGATGTTGAGGGCGGTGCCGGTGCCGTAGCTCAGCCCGGAGTACGGGGAAAACAGCTTCCACATGGGAAGACCGTTCACGTTCCCAGACAGCTTGATCGTGATCTTCGCGGTCGAGTAGCCCTCGGTGGCCTGAAGTTCGTCGGGCAGCACGCCGGCCAGCGAGCGCTCCAGGCTCCACTCGTCCACGTTGGCCGACAGGTTCGAGAGCGGGTCCGCGTAGTTGCCGTCCCGAGCCCAGTCCAACCACAGGCGCGTCTGAAGGTGCCGCTTCTGGCCGGTCGCCAGCGCGGCCGCGAGGTTCGCGTCTCCAGCGAGCTGCACTAGATCTCCTTCAGCTGGTAGGTGCCCGCGGTGTAGGTGCCGATACCGTGCCGGTCGCCCTGGGCGTCGCCGGTCATCATCACCTTGGGCACGCCTAGCCCGAGCTGCCAGCCGCGCGGTGTGGCCGTGCCCGTCTCCAGCTGCCAGGCGTGCGTGAACGTGCTGCCCGCGGCGGCGAGCCGGAGCTGGACCTGGACCGCCACGATGGTGCCGTTGCTCGGGACCGTGTAGGTGACGTACCGGCGGGGCGGTGTTCCGGCGATGATGCTGGTCCCCGTGATCGGCGCCTGTGCCACGAGAGCAGCGTTGTACGGCACGATCTCCAGCGTCGGCGTGCCGGACTGGACGTAGGCGGAGAAGCACAGCACCTCACCCGGCAGGACGGGGATCAGCGCAGCGTCGGCCAGTGTCCGGTTCGAGCCGGCCGCCGTCCACGTCAACACCCGGTACGGCGCCATGGTGACCTCTTCACCGGGCACCGCACAGGGGAGCGTGAGGTTGGCGGCGGTCACCGCGCCGACCGCATCGCCGACGCCGGGAATCACCCAGTCCACCGCGCCCGGTAGGTTCGCGATGGTGCTGGAAGTCGAGCTGATTCGAGCGCGCAGCAGGTTCCGTTCCGACGACTCGCGCAGGTAGATCGGACCGGGGATCGCTTCGACGTAGAGCATCCGCAGCCACGACAGCGCCCGCGGCGACAGTCCATCCGTCTCGATCTCGAACTCGTTCCGGACGCTGACGATATCCTTGGTGCGCTGCCCGGAGAGCGGGACGTGCTCGGATCCGTACTCCACGAGATCGTGCTTGTAGCCCCCGGACGGGACCTCCAGGGCGACCATGCGACCCATAGGCCCCAGGTAGATCCACTCCGTCATTACCGCCTCCGGCCGTTCTGCTGGTCGACCGACTTCACGCCGCTGGCCACTTCGTTGGCGGAGACTACGACACGGAGCTGCTCCAGTGCGGCCACCAGGTCGTCCGGGAGTGTCTTGCCCTGGGCGGCCAACTGGTCCACGAGACCCTGGAGCGCGACCAGCTGGGCCTCCGCCATCGCCTGCTGGGTGCTGGACCCGGAGAGGTCCGGCACCGACGGCGCCCGGCCCGAGGTGCCGCCGAGATCGACCGTCGGCGTGATGCCCAGCTCCGCCTGGACAGCAGCCGCCAGAGCCGCCGCTTCGCTGATCGCGGAGCCGGCCATGCGCCGGATCCCGTCCGCGATCGCGAGCGGGATCGACATGCCGGAGTAGAGCACCCAGCCGCGTCCGGAGAATGGCCCCTCCTTCGCGGGCGAGAAGGGGAGCAGCCGACGGGCCTTCGCCAGCACGTCGCCGATGGCGCCCGCGACCGCGCCAGCCGCGTTCTTGATGCCGTTGATCAGTCCCTGGATGATCGCCTTTCCGGCGTTGAACAGCATCCCACCCACGTCGCCGAGCGCGGACCAGATCCGCCCGGGGATGGAGGACACGAACGACCAGATCCCGCTGGCCGTGTTCTGGGCGCCGGTGATGAAGTTGTTGAACCCGTTCACCGCCGCGTCGCGCAGAGTCTGGGCCAGTGACGACAGTCCACTTCGGACTCGGCCAGGGATTGACTGGACGAAGGACCACACGCCCTGTGCCACCGAGACCATGGTGTCCAAGAAGCCGTGCCAGGCGTTTGACGCGGTGTCGCGCAGGGTCTGGGCCAGCGAAGACAGCCCATCGCGGATGCGGCCCGGCACGGACTGGATGAAGGTCCACACGCCTTGCGCCGTGGTGACGATCCCGTTGATGAAGGCGTTGAACGCGGCCACGGCCACGTCCCACAGCATCTTCCCGAGCGCGGCGAGCCCGTAGACGATCTGGAACGGCAGGGCGATGAACTCCGCCAGCACCCACTCCACGCCCTGGATCGCGCCGTTCAGCATGGCCCTTCCGGCATCCAGCAGGGCGTTGCCCACGATCCCCGGGAGCGACGCCAGCCAGTTGCCCACCTTGCCGGGCAGCCCGGCAAGGAAGTCCACGCCAGCCTGGAACCATTCGACGATCTTGTTTCCGATTCCGCTAAAGAATGAGCCAATTGAGTCGCCAATTCCCTTGAAGAAATTGACGATATTGGACCAGATCTTCGACACATTCGTATCGAAATCGGTGAAGAAGTTGACGACGCCGGTGACCACGCTCTGGACGACCCCGAGGAAGGAGACCAGCGCCGGGACGACCTTGTTCAGCAAGATGACCGCGAACTCCAGCGACGGCTTCTCGATCAGCAGCCAGAGCCGGATCAGCGGCGGGAGGATCGTGGCGACCAGCTGTACCAGCGGGGGGATCAGCGGCAGGACGGCCTGGACCAGCTGGAGGAACACGGGCGCCAGCGAGGTGATCGCACCCAGCAGGGTGGGCAGCAGCGGGAGCAGCTGGTTCAGGGCGTCCACAAGCACGCCGGCCAGCTGGTCGAGCACCGGGGCGAGCGCGGCCCCCAGATCCTCGAACGCCTTCGAGATCGCAGGGAGGATTGGGGCGAGCCCCGCGGACAGGCCGTTGATCAACTTCGTGAGCGGCGGTGCCAGCACGGAGATCGCGGTCCCGAGCACGCCGCCAATCAGGCCAGCCACCTGACCCACCAGCGGCAGGACGGCCTGGAGGGCGGGCGCGAGCGCCACGAGCGCCTTGCCGATCCCGTCCGCGAACGCCTGGATACCAGGCATCGCGGCCTGAAGGCCGGCCGCGATCGCGTTGATCACGGTGGCCAGAGGGCCCTGAAGGGTGGCCGCGAGCCGGCCGAAGATCTCCAGGATCGGCCCGATCAGGTTGCCCAGGGCGCCGAAGACCTGGATCAGGCCATCGATCGCGGGCTTCACCAGCCCGAGCTGGGAAAGCCGATCGAACGCCTGGCCGACGGAGCCGAGCAAGCCACCGATGGCCCGCCCAAGCCCTTCGAGCTGGGGCGCGACGGCGGAGGCCAGGTTGAGAAAGCCCTGGGTGAACTGCTGGATTCCAGGGCCCATGGCCTTGATGAAGAAGGCCGTCTGGATGAACAGGTCCCGGATCTTCGCCAGGTTCTCACTACTGGTGAGTAGGTCGGTGAGCCGGGTCACCATGCCGCCCAATGCGGTCGCCATGGCCTGGAGCCCCGTGGTCGCCGCACCGAGTAGCGCGGGCATCTTCGCCACGGCAGGCGCCAGCGCGGACTCGAAGCTGGCCGACACCTTGGACTTCAGGGCATCGATGTCGTCAGCCAGCGGCTTGAACGCCCGCTTGATCCCGTCCATCCCCAGGGCGATTGCCCCGAGCGCGGCCACGCCGACGGTCGCCAGCGCCGGGAAGGCGATGATCAGCCCGCCGATCACCCCGAGCAGGGGCGCCAGCGCGGAGGGCATCAAGACCATCTTGGAGGTGAGCGTGGAGAAGACGCCTTCGCCGACGGAGCCCAGAGCCCCGAGCTGACCGGTTTGCGACTTCAGCGCCCCGCCCAGGACCGTGTCCAGGATGCGGCCCAGGCCACTCGCCTCACGGCCGGTGTCGCGAATCTTCGAGCCGGTTCGGGTGCTCTCGTCCCCGGCTTCCTTGTTCCGCCGGCTGAAGATGTTGATCCTTGACACTACGTTGTCGATCACGTTCGAGGACCCGAGCATGGACCTGATCCAGGACTTCTGCTGGGTCTCGCCGTCCCTCTGGGCCTTCGTGAGCGCGCCGTGGGCGGAAGCCAGCTTCTGGGTAGCCACGGTGACCCGGTCGCCAGCCACGGCCTCTTCCGCGCGAGCCCGGGTCAGAGCCCGCTCCGCCGCGGTGATCTCGTTCGCCGACGCCTTGCCGTCGCGCCGGAGGTCGATCAGCTTGGCTTCGGTCTCCTGGGTTCCCCGGTGGGCGGCCTGAAGCTGGTCTTCGGCCTTGACCAGCTCCAGCTCCGCCTTGTTCAGGTCCTGGGTCATCTTGACCAGGGGATCGCTGTCGATCTTGACCCCGGCGAGCGCTTCGTTGATGTCCCGGTCGATCGTCCGCTTCAGGTCATCGGCGATCGCGTCCAGCCGAATCGACGCCTCACCGATCAGCACCCGTCAGCCCTCCATCAACCTGCCGCCCAGCCCCTGCATTTCCGGCGTGGCGCCCCATGTCTCGCGAGCCGCCTTCGGGTCCACCTGTGCGTCCGCCACGGCCAGCTGCTCTTCCAGCTTCTTGATCTGATCCACCGGAGTCTCCAGCAGGATGACAAACACGGCGTCCATCCAGGCGGCCAGCGGTGTCCACGGACCGATCCCCGCCATGGCCAGCTTGCCGTTTGTGTAGTGGTTCCGGTACGTGGCGTTAGCTACGGCGTGGAGGGTCTTCAGGCGGACCCAGGGCCTTTTCCCGCTGCCTCGAACAGGTCCCGCATGATCTCCGCAACCGTCTGCATGTGGACCTTGACGTTCTCGTCCTCGAACATCAGGTTGTACAGCCGCCGCCGCGAGCTGCCCGCGTCGAACTCCTCGAACCGCTTGCGCTCCGTCTCGGGGTAGATCTGGCCGTCCGGACCGCGGAAGTGCGCCACCACGGCGGGGGTGTCCTCGAACGTGCCGACCACCTGGAGACCGCCGCCGTGCTCCTCCGGCGCCGGGCCGGGCAGCTCCTCCCGGACCACCTTCGGCGGCAGTTCCTGGTACTCCCACTGGGCCGGGACCCCGTCGTCGTTGACGATCATGCGCGGCATGATGTCCCCGAGCACGATCAGCAGGTCACCGCCGCCCTTCTTGGCCGCGAGCGCGAAGCGGTGGAAGTCGCCGGCCGACGGGTCCGGCGCTGCCTCGAAGTGGTGCGTCTTGATGATCTTCCTCCCGGTCGACGGGTCTTCGTGGATCGCCCGCAGGTCGAAATCGATCCGGGGCACCTCGGGAACCGTGTCTGGGCCGTACGTCTTCGGCATAACACACTCCTTGATCATGTGGATTACAAAGCTGGCCAGGAAGTACAGACTCAGCGCGGCTGCCAGTCCAATGAGGATGGAGACCGCGATCTGGTCGATCGGATCGGTGATCATCCGCGCGCCATCTTCAGCGAGTCGCGCACGAAGTTGTTCGCCCTGGTGCCGGGGTGCATGACCTCCTTGGCGAAGACGACGCGTCCACCGGCGACGAAGCGCAGGTGGGCGTTCGGCCGGTTCGGGATAGCCCGGATCACGTGCGCGTGCGTGCCGAAGAGGATGTACCCGAGGTAGGGCGTCCGGCCATCCTTGCCGATGATCACCTCGATGGCTGGGTTCAGCGGGCCCCGCAAGCTCTCCCGCTTTCGCGAGGTCGAGACCAGCCGGCCAGTGCGGCGGTTCGCGTGGCGGATCTGGTACTGCTGGACCAGCGTCCCGCGGCGGCGGAGTTCGTGGCGGATCGGGCCGTCCGGGTCGTTCACGAAGCGAGCGAACTGGGCATCGTTCACCCCGCCCCGTCGACTCTTGATCACCACGCGCGCCATCAGCCTGCCACCCTGCCCATCAGGTCGAAGATCACGGACGCCTCGATGGCGTACATGTTCCCCTCCGGGCCGATCGGTACCACGTCGCCCGCGTCCGCGTTCAGCTCCTTGGGATGCCACGACGGCGGGGCGCTGGCCATGTCCACCATGAACTGGGAGAGCAGCGCCGCGTCCGTGAGCATCTGCTTCCCGACCTCGCCGTACGCGTCGTTGTCGGTGCTGAAGATCCCGTTGCAATCCCCCGCGCACCGCACGATCTGGATGCCGTAGGCGACTTGCCGCCGCTTCAGCGCGGAGAACGGTGTCCCGGTCCGCGGCGCCCCCGACGTGGTGCCCTGGCGACCCGGATCGGTGATCCCGGCGAAGCCCACGGACACCTGCTCACAGTCCCAGGAGTCGAGCTGGAGCTGGCCGGGGACGATGCGGCGCCGGGCCGGTAGGTCCACATTCCGGTCCGCGAAGTAGCTCACCAGCGCCGGGATCACGCCTTCGGCCCACGTCAGCAGGTCGGGCGGCTCGGCGGGCAGCTGGCCGGCCTTCACGCTCCCGTCGCCTTCCGGCGGGCCTGGACCGTCTTGGCCGGCGGCGGCGTGCGGCGAGCGCGACGGCTCCGGCGGGCGGCGGGCTTCTTGGCCGGTTCCGGCTCCGGTGTAGGCGCCTCTGCGGGCTTCTCGGGCTCGCTGGTGTCAGCGGCCGGAGCCGGGGCTTCGTGCCCCGAGAATGGATCGTGGGCCCTGATCAGGTCGTCATCGGTCATGGCGGCCAGCGTAGACCAATGTCACCCCACTACGCGGGGGGTGCGATCCGCGTTGCGACCGGCAAATCAGGGCTCCAGACCGAGGCCATGCGCTGGTGCCGCTTCCCGTTCTTGCTTCGCGGGTTCACCGACTCGATCCATAGGTCCACGGTCGGCACGCCGGTGCGCTGCTCCTCCAGGAACTTCGACACGTCCATCGTGATCGTGATGCCCTGGCGCGTGATGGTGGAGGCGTTCTGGGGGATCGCACACCCCTGCTCGCCGCACCACGACCGGACCAGCTCGATCGCCAGCGTCACGCACGCGGAGATCCCGCCCACCGGCGGGTTGATCCCGCGGTCGTACAGGACTGTGGTCGGGCCTTCGTCTCCGCACCCGGACCAGCCGGCCCCGTCGGTTCGCTGGAGCCAGCCGGCAGGGAGCAGTTCGTACGCGGCCGGGTCGAGCACGGTCCCGTCTCCGAGCGTCACCGAGGTGACCGCGGTCGCGCTCGGGTCCAGCTCCACGGCGACCGGTCGGGGGTGCGCACCGCGCCACGCCGCGTTGAACAGCCAGGCGTCTGCCATGTTCGTGGCGTAGCTCAGGCCCGGAGCCTGGATCCAGCAGCCGCACGCGCCGATGTCCTGGAACGGCCAGGTGCCGTTGCCGACCGCCAGCGGCCGACTCCGGATCTCCGCCGTCTCGTGGCAACCGGCGCCGAGCCACCGGTGACCGGTCAGCTGGTACAGCAGCTCGGACGCCATGGTCAACACGGTCTCCCACTGCCCGAGGGAGACTCGGCTCCGCCACTTCTCCGGGATATCGCTCGGAGACGCCCACGGCCCGCACAGGATGGAGCTGGCCTGTGCGGGCGGCAGGTCGGGAATCGGGAGAGGCGTCGTCACGTCTGCGCGACCACCGGGACCAGGCCGGCGTCCAGGTTGGGCACGGTGGCCTCCCGGACGAACTGCCAGACGCGGTCCGACGGACTGTCGAAGTCGTCGTTCGGCCCCGAGCCCCAGCCGGCGTTCTGGGTCGAGTAGCCGTCGAACTCCGGGAGCATGGCCGCGTCGCCGCCGAGCACCCAGGACCCCGAGGGGATCAGGAAGGCGCGCGGGACCACCCAGTGGTAGTACGGGAGAACGGTGGCCAGCGAAGAGCCGATGACCGCCTTCGTCCAGAACTCCAGGGAGACGCCGTTCGGGGTCTCCTCCACGCCCGTCTGGGGCGCCCGGTACCCGATCTGGTTGGGCGTCGGCACGGTGGTGTCGTTGATCACGTCACCGCCGATCAGGAACGCGAGCAGGTTCGGGTCCGGGGTGCAGATCTGGAGGCCCTTGATCGAGCCGCGCTTGAGCGTGTACGGCGCCTGGTAGTTGACGCACGCGACGCCCGAGCCGTTCAGCTGGGTGACCTGCTTCGCGTCTTCGTACTCCAGGCCCAGCTCCACCTTCACCAGGGCGTCCGAGGTGTAGGCGTTCGCGGTGCCCACAGTGGGCTTGCCGTCCACGTCCAGCTTCGCCACGCGCACCCCGAGGGCGAACAGCGTTCCCGCACCGTCGTAGGTCATGATCCTTCTCCTCTAGCCGTCACGGGAACTTGATCGCGACACTGGAACACGGGTCGTATCCAGCGACGAAGAGGCGATCGGCCCAGACCTGCTGCCGGTTCGTCCGGCGGTCGATGGTCATGGCCGCGTCGCCCATGGTGGACACTGTGGACAGTCGGGTGAAGACAGGACCCGTTGCGTAGCCCCAAAGTCCCGTTTGCACACCCGGGCCCTTGCCGGAGTAGCCTGCGTCCGCGATCACCACGGCGTCGGTCGCGGTCCGGATCTCGTTCCCGACCTTGAACAGCGAGGCGGCCACCTGAGTGGCGATCTCGATCGGGATATGCAGGAACACCCGCTGGCCCTTGGTCTTCTCCCGCGCGGCCTGCTCCAGCCGGCCGATCGCCTGGAGCAGGGACGTGGCGGCGGGCAGTACCTCCGCGTTCCCGTCCGAGAAGTACGGGTTCATGACGCCGGTCTCGCCGTGCGCCGTCACGTCGAACGGGTTCGCCTGGGTTCCGGCGCCTTCGGCCAGCTCACGCGCGAGCGCCCAGGACGCCACCGCGTTGGCCTGCCGGGTGACGCGCTGAATCGCGGCATCCCGGTCCACCCCGAGCGTCGTGCACTCGCTGGTGAGCCGGTACCCGAGCGGAGACAGGAAGGTCACGCCGTCCGGGGTGCCGTCCATCGTGTCGAGCTCGGCGCAGGGGTCGAACACCTCCAGCGAGGGGCAGCCCTCGCCGATGAACGAGATCCCGTTCTCCCAGTCGCCGGAGTTGTCCGGTGGGGCGGACGTGAGCAGGTTCGCCGAATTCTGGGCAGCTGCCGCCGGGGCCGGGACTTCGACGAAGTACGTAGCCACCTGATCTCCTTTCGCGGGCGGGCCTGATCAACCGCCCGGCCCCCCGTCGGGGTGAGGGCCGGGCGGAAGCGATCAGGCGTCCCAGCCGCCGGCCGGGACAGCCTTCGTGCCCGCCGCCGAGCCGTCCGGACGGAGCGGCAGGACCACGCGCAGGGACTCCTTGCCCGTGAAGGCCACGCCCTCGAAGGTCTCGATGAACGTCTGGTAGCGGTTCCGCTTGTTCAGCTCGGAGTCCCGCACCAGGCCCAGGTCCAGCGTGCCGCCGTCGAGCAGCAGCCAGTCACCCTCCACGAACAGCAGGCTGTCCACGTTCGCCGGGTACTGCGGGACCACCGCGCCCGCGACACTGTCGTCGTAGAACTGCTGGGCGACGGTCACGCCGGACACCGTGGCGCCGGCCAGGCCGTCCAGGTGCCAGGTGACGTTCACGCCGCGCGTGGAGAACCAGCGCTCCAGCTCGGACTGGGCGATGCCGAACAGCTCGCCCGGGGACGCCATGGTGAAGCGCCGCGCGAGGTCGGTCATCAGGAGGTTGATCACCCACTGGGGCATGATCGTCCGGAGCGACACCCGCGAGTTCAGGCGGTGCCGGTTCCGGTAGTAGGCGATCACCCGGTCGTAGGTGGCCAGCAGGTCGGCGACCGCGGACACCGCGGGGCCCATGCCCTTGAGGATCTTGGAGGCGGAGAACAGCCGGGAGAGCAGGTTGTTCTCCGTGTACCGGCTCCACGCGATCTGCGCGGCCTGGGTGGTCGCCCGGACCCACTCGGTGTCGAACCGGGCGGTCATGTTCGGGAACTCCAGGCACATGTACGTGGAGTAGATCGAGGCTTCGAGCACGCCGGGGCAGCTCACCACGTAGCAGGACTTGTACACGTTCGTGTCCGGGTCGGCCGGCGGGATCACGATCGCCTGGTCGTCCGTCTGGGTCCACATGCCCAGGCCCGAGGTCATCGCCAGCGCGTCGAACGGCGCCCGGTACTGGAGGATGCCGCGCTCCGTCCGGAACGTGTTCAGCGCCTGGTGGACAGGCCGGTCCGTCACGCCCAGGACGTTGATGTCGTAGCGGACCTCGGGCGGCAGGCAGAGCCCGCCCGCCGCGGTGATGGCCTGCTCGTCGGTGGCCGCCGCGATGCGCGCCTGGTTCGCCGCCGAGTCGTCGCCCAGGGTGCGCTCTGCCGGGTAGGCGAACTCCACGTGCGCGATGTTCGCGGAGCCGTTGCCCTTCGAGCGAGCGACCGCCGCGAACGCCTTCACGAACGCGTCCTCGGTCAGCTGCTGGCCCGGCGAGAAGCCCGGCACGCCGGCCGCCACGGTGGTGGTCGCCTGGACGGCGCCCGCCTTCGCGTCCTGCTCGGGGGACCCGTCCTTGCCGATCTTGCCCAGGCCGGACGCGGTGCGCGCCTTCTTGGCCGGCGCCGCCTTCTTCGCGGTGTCGCCCTTGTCCCCGTCGTCGCCCTCCACGTCGGCGCCTGGGTCGGTGGTCGCACCCGCGTCCGCCGGGGCGGGCACATCCTTGGTGTTCTCCGCCGTGGGCTGCTCCACGTGGTCGCGAGCCGGGTCGTGCACGCCGTCCAGCTCCGCGAGCGCGGCGGTCTGCTTGCCTGCCAGCTCCGCCTTCTCGGTGAGCGCGGCGGACAGCGTCTTCGCGTTCTTCACGACCTCTTCGACCGCCGCCACGTTCTCGGCGGTCGGCGGGTTCAGGGCCAGCTCCTTGCCCTGCGCACCCAGGGCGGCCAAGGCCGCGCGGATGTCCGCTTCGCTGGCGTTGGCGAGATCCCCCAGGATCTCCGCAATGCGCTTCGGGTCCACGATCGGCCCCTTCCGTGTCGTCTCGGTGACGGGGGCCGGTCGGTGCTTAGAGCGCCAGCGCGGTGATCAGGCTTGGAGCCCGGAACGCGCAAGTGCCCCGTCTCCCGGCGAGCGTAGGAGACGGGGCACTCAGCGTGCGCGCTATGTGTGGGATCTACGGGACCGCAGGTAGTGCGGCGGGGCGAAGATGCGGGCCGCGCTGGCGAGCATGTTCACGGTCGCGCGGCGGTCGAACCAGACCAGCAGGGTGGCGGCGAGGAGGACCAGCATCCAGGCGGCGGAGGCGAAGCACAGCCAGATCATGGCCGCGAAGCACCAGAAGACCGCCCGGAAGAACACGATCCACAGCAGGATCAAGATCATCGGGGGTACTCGCCGTAGATCCAGTCCGCCGCCTGGCCTGCTGGGTCGTAGGTGTACTTCCCGGTGGTGACCAGTGCGCGGATCTCCTCGGGCCAGTCGCTCGCGCGGACCACCTGCTCCGACCCGAGCTTGCCGCCCTTGAGGATGTTCGAGCCCGTCAGGGTCATGCCGTACTCGACGTACCAGGCCCCGTTGTCGGTAGACGTGAACACTACGTTCAGCGCCTCCGGCCGAACCTGGTTGGTCGAGCGCCTCGTCTTCGCGAACGGCTCCGCGTCGAACAGCTCGAAGCGGGCGGCCACGGTCTCGACCACGGTTGTCTTCGTCTCGGACGCCGGGGTGAGGCCCGCCGCCGTGACCTGCGCGGCGTACTCCGCCTGCTCGGTGGTCACCTTGGTGTAGCGCCAACCCTGGATCGCAATGCTGGGGTCAGGCATGGTGTGCTCCTTCAGGTGGTGGTTGGTGCGGCTCCCCGGTCGTCGGCCCGGTGCCATCCGGCGATCGGGGAGCACGCAATATCAGAAGATCGAGACGGTCCGATCCTACCCCCCAAAATGGGGGGTGTCAAACGGTGAGGTCCGTCAGGAGGTCGAAGTGTGTCGTCGTCTCGTGGTGGTACCGCGTCGGCTTTCCTTCCTCCACGACTACGCCCAGCGCCACGACGTGGCACCGCGGGCAGCGCTTCAGGTCCTCTGCCAGCTTGTCGTTCAGCTGCTTCCGCACCTCTGCCAGCTCGGTGGCCAGCGTCCGGGCGGTCAGCGGCCAGTTGTCCGACACGCCCGCGTACGCGCGCCGCACAGCCTCCGCCACGTCGTTGTCCCACGGTGTGATCATCGTCTGCTCCTCGCCAGTCGATCCAGTTCCTTCGCGAACTCGCGGAGCTGCTCCGCAAAGTCCTCGATCGCGTTCGCGCTCCAGCCGTCCGCGATCGCCAGGGCGCCGGCCATGTCTCCGCCGGTCGCCTGCCACACTGCGGCCGCCAGCTGCTCGCGGTCGTACTGCCCCGTCACCATCACCTTGAACTCGCTCGGCACGCATCTGCCAGGAAGGCGGCCGCCTGCTGGAGCGCCTCCAGGTCCATGAAGTCGAGCGCCGACAGTGCTCGATCCAAGGCCGGTCCGTCGCCGGCCGCCACGGCGCGCAGGGCCTCGGGGCCGTGCTCCTGGACGGCCGGGCTCATCGGTTCCACGCCAGGGTTGAACATCAGCCCCTCCTCGCCAGCTCGCGGACGTTCAGCCGGTCGGCGAACTCCTGGGCCTCCTCGCGGTACTCCGGACGGAACATCGCAGCGGGCATGACCTCCGGTCGGTCGCTCAGGAGGTCGGCGACCATCAACCAGCCCGCCCCCTGCGGAACAGCTTGCACTGCGTAGCGGCCGGTCATCAGTGCCGGCCGATCAGGTCGGCGATCGTGTTGACGATGCCCGCCTGACCCAGGGGCCCCGCGTTCAGCGCCTGGGTGCCGGTGCCCTGGTTCGGGTCCGCCACACAGGACGGGTCATAGCACGCGGGCAGCTGCCAGCCGCCGGTGCCGTTCGGCTCGGTGTCGGCCGGACGGGGCTGCTGCTGACTGGTGACCGGTGGGGCCTGCCGGGCGGCCGCGGGCCGCTTGGGCTTCGGAGCCGGAGTCGGAGTCGGGGTGGCCGGCGCGCTCGCCCGCTTCGGCGCCGGACGGGCCGCGGGCGTGGTGCTCGGCATGGACGACGGCGGCACACGCTCGGCGGCGGGGACCGCCGGGTGCGGGGTCGGGACTGCTTCGGTGACGGCCGGCGGGATGGCTACGGGAACCGGGCCGCTGGCGGGCTGCGCCGGGGCCGCGGGCTGCTGGCCGCTGGCCAGGAAGATGGCAGCGCCCGCGCCGGTCGCCACAATGGCGGCCGCGAGGACTCGGGGGGTGAGCACGGTCAGTTCTCCTTCGGGTAGACGTGCACGGTGAGTCCCGCGGCCTTCGCCTGCCGGATGGCGTCGGCGGTGCCGCGGGAGTTGTCCAGGTGGAACGCCAGCACCAGGTCCGGCATGTGCGCGACCATCACGCCGTTGCGCGCGTGGCCGCCTGCCTTGCCCAGCTCCTTGACGTACGGGAAGGCCGTAATCGGCCCGAACCGGTAGAGCGACCAGTACCGCGCGGCCAGTCTGTCGGCGCCATCCGCGTCGCCGTGGATCAGCTCCACGTGGTCCTCTCGGGCCAGCGGGACCACGTGCTCCATGAAGGCGGCGAGCATGATCCGCCGGTGCTTCATCACGGCCGGGCAGGGGAAGGCGTCCGGATGGATCGGGTCGTGTGGGCACTTCGCCCACACGCGTGAGCCGGTCACCATGACGCGTTTCATCGGCGGATCACAGCCTTCGTCACGTCTCGGTGGACCAGCGCTACCTGTCCGGGGAACCAGCGCACCAGCAGGGCGTGGAGCGCCGCCGCGAAGGCGACGGAGCGGTGCCGACCTCCGACACAGGAGAAGGCGACCACGATGTCCGCGCGATCGTGCGCGGTGTAGAGCGAGGTGGCCAGATTGAACGTGGCCAGCAGGTACGGGTGCGCACCTGGCTGCGCCATCACGTTGTCCACGACCGGCTTGTCCAGGCCGGTCATCTCACGCATCTCCGGGGAGACGTGCGGGTCCCGGAAGCGAGACGCCAGCGGGAAGATCACGTCCGCCTGGTACTCCGTCAGCGGTCCGTGGCCGTCTCCGTAGCTGACAACGGTGATCATGGCTTGGCCCTCCTTTGCTCGGTGTCCCTCCAATCTACCCCCCAAAATGGGGGGTGTCAATCGGTCACCAACGGAGAGTCCCCCGGATGGATGAACCACCCGAGGGACCGTCCGCTACTTGCAGGGACCTGAGTGCGGGTCGCCCCCGCACTTCGAGCACGTGACACGCGTGCCCACCTGATCACCCCCTCTCCGCCATCCGAAGCGCCCGACGGTCGTCGCCGTCCAGGCCACCGAAGATCCCGTCCGTGGCCCCGATCGCCAGACCCCAGGCCAGGCAGGCGTCCGCCACCGGGCAGTGCGCACACACGGCCCGCGCATCGGCGCCGTCGCCCAGGGGGAACCACAGCTCCGGGTCCATCCCCTGGCACGCGGCCATCTTCCGCCAGTCCACAGCGCGCCTCCTCCGGTAGCGGGGCGCGCTGTGGGGGCGCCCCTAGGTCGTCTTCTCCACGGCCCGGTTCAGGACCGCTTCGGCGGCCGCCACGGACACGGTCCGGTGGTCCAGGTCGTGCAAGTGGCTGCGCGCCGTGTTGATCGCCCGCTCCAGCTCCTCCAGCCGCGTCAGCAGCTCGGAGGCGGCGAGCGCGGCCCTGGCCTGGTTGCGGTAGCGGATTCGGCTGGTCGCCAGTTCCGCGTTCCACAGCTCGCGCAGGTCCGTGCCCTCGGGCATCTGCCGAAGCCCGAACACGTCGGCCTGGAAGATCGCCTTCGCGGTGCGCTCGATCAGCTGGGCACGCTCTTCGTCGACCCCGATCGTGTCGGTCATGATCAGAACTCCGTCTTCGGCGAGGCCAGCGAGGACAGGAACTGGGCTCCCAGCTGGGCGTCGGGCTTCGGGATCGGGAGGAACACGTGGACGTGCGGACCCTCGCGGCGGGCGGTCAGCTGGCTGCCCTGCTGGCCGAACTCCGCGGTGGCCTCGCGCCGGAGCGCCGTCGTCAGCACCTCCGCATAGGTCTCGCGCACGCACATGATCGACGCGTAGAGCTTGACGCCATCCACGGTCAGGCGAGTGGTGATCCGGACCGTCGGCACGGCGGCAGTCTCTGCGATCTGCTCGATGCGCTCGCGGAGCTGGTCCGGTGTGGACACCGGGGTGAGCCGGGGGTTTTCGGCCGGCGTGTTCGTGGGCATCGGGGCCTCCGGGGGGTTGGTGGTGGGGATGCCTCAATCATGCCCCCCAAAATGGGGGGTGTCAAGGGCGTTTTGTGGACAAGACGAAGGCCCCGGAGCAGTCGGGGGGCCTGCTGCCCGGGGCCTTCGTGGTGCGGCGGCTTGCCAATTAGCCGAACCCGTCTTGGGGGTGGGGGACTCGAACCCGCCATCTCCGCCGCTCGTGAGGCTACTCCTCCGCCTTCCTTCGCGCGGCCACGATGTACTGGCCCTTCGGCCACTTCGCCACGTTCGGGCAGGTCTTCACGTGACGCAGGTACGTCTTCTGGCCGGCGGCCCGGAACGCTGCTGCCTTGACCCGCGTCATGACCCCACACAGCGGCGGCTTCCCCTCCTGCCGGGTGAGCGCGTGAAGGCCCTGCTCGGACGGAACCGCGTCGAACGGGATCTTCTCCTGCTCGGCGCGCTTGGCAGCAGTACGGGCGTTCTTGTTCGGGATCGTCAGGGCCCAGATGATGACGGCGTCACAGAAGTTGCATTTCGAGAGCGGCAGGCCGTCCGGATGCGGCTTGGGCCACTTGATCTTGTCACCGCAGATGACGCACACCTTCGGCCCGCCGCACGGCGCCCTGCGCGGCTTGCGCTCGGGCTCCTCCTCCGGTGGCCCGATCCACCAGCCGTGCGCGTTCCACCCGGGCCAGCTGGTCACCGGTCCGTCTTCTTCCGGTCCGGCGACATGGCCCACCGGGTCACGTCGGTGGCGTAGCGCTGAAGAAACTTGATCAGCTCCTCCTCCGAGTCGACGCGCACGGTGATCTTGCCGCCGTAGCCGCCCAGCTCGGGCGCGTCCAGCTCTGCCCGGTAGGCACCCGCCTTCTTGACCTTGATCACGGCGTCACGGAACAGGCCCAAGATCACTGCAAGCAGAATGATCCCAGCGATGAGCCAGCACGCCGTCTCCAGCGCCACTCCCCAGTTCACGGCAGAAGCCCCCCGCCCCGGCGCGCGAGGTCCTGGGCCTCGAAGTGGCCCGGCCGCGTCTGGCCGCGCTTGCGCAGCTCCTCCAGCCGGGCCAACTCCACGCGGGCCTCCGCACCCGGAACGAAGCCCAGGTCCTCGCCGAGCGGGCGCGGCGCCTCCGCGTGCTCCAGCATGGTGCGCACGGCGTCCGGCCAGCTCGGGTTCTGCCCGAGTTCGTCCACGACCAGGAAGACCCCGGCGCCGAGCACCTTCACCGCCTCCACCCCGATGAGGTGCGGCGCCGTGCGCGGCTCGGGCTGTCCGCCGACGACGCGTACAGCCTTCGTCGGGTCGCTGCCTAGGGTGTCGGTGATGACGGCCTTCAGGCCCTGGCACGGCACCCGCGTGGGGACCGTGGACTCCTTGGTGGCGGTCAGCAGCGGGCCCAGCGCGTCATCACCATAGAAGACGTGGCAGCTCCAGAGGCGCCCCTTCGCGTCCAGGCTGATCTGGGCCACGGTGGGGTTCGAGACGCTGCCGAAGTCCCACAGCGCCTCCTCCGCGGTCTCATAGTGCGCCTGGCCGCGGTCACCCGGGATACGCTCCATGACGGCGCGGGCCGGCTCGCTCAGGCCGATGGTGATGATCGGAAGCATGTTGCTCCTCGCTCGCGTACGGTTAGTGATCAGGCCCGATCGTACCCCCCAAACTGGGGGGTGACAAGGAGGAAGCCATGGGGCAGCACGCGAAGCGGTTCGACGCCGTGAGTGCACCGAAGGGCGGCGGGCTCCGGGCCGTCGTAGACCAGCTGAAGACGATCGCCGATACGGTCGAAGAGCACTTCGACCCGAACAGCGGCGAGGTGGTCGGCGCGATGCAGCGCTTCGAGCAGGGCCTGGCGCTGCTCAGCACGGCGCCCGCGCACCCCGAGTCCGGCGAGCCCGCGAAGGCGAAGAAGCCGCGGTCCACTGGTGGCCGGCGGAAGCCGGAGGGCGACGACACGCCGGAGAGCACGGCGGAGGGTCAGGGCGGCACCGACGCGTAGGCTTCGCCGCGTGCTCGGTTGGTGGTCCGGCACCCAGAAGGCCCCGAGGTGGGAGAGACCTCGGGGCCTTCTTCATCCCCAGGTATTGACACCCCCCAAAATGGGGGGCATGATTGGGGTATGACCACCAAGACCGCGGACCTGATCAGCCAGTACGACCAGGCGATCACCACGCGCGGCGCCCGCTACGGAGCCAACGGCCGTACCCGCCTCCAGAGCCGGATCAACGCCATCGTGGACGCACTGTCCGCGAGGGCTGACGACGGCGACCCGGTCGCGCTGGCCTGGTTCGAGAAGACGGAGGACTGACCCGTGGACAGCTATTCGGACCGCGCGTGGACCGAGGTCACCACCGCGGTGTCCGCGCAGACGGGCGGCGACGGCACGGCGGACGTGCGGCTGAGCCTGAAGACGGACGCTCAGGAGATCGAGATGGTCTCGCGCGTGAGCCGTGAGGACCTGCCGAAGCTGATCGGCGACTTGATCGAATGCATGGCTCCGGAGGAGCGCGCATCCTTCCTCGCGGTGAAGCTCGGCAGTCTCTAATTACCGAAGCCCCCCGGGCCTACTCGGGGGGCTTCGGTGCGTCGGGGTGTTTCATGAGCCTGAACCCCGCGTGCGGTCAGCCGCGGGAAAGGGCCGTCCGGAGATCTCCTCCGTCACCATGCCCCGGCGCGCGCCCCAGGCTACCCGCCCGGCGTGGTGTTCGGCGGCTCCGGCACCGGACACGCCGCGTCGCCCGCCGGGCCGGAGTCGATCCGGCGGCTGGTGTCGCTGCTCAAGATGATGTAGCTCCGGCACTCGCCCGCGTCGTTGCGCGCGAAGGTCTGGGCGACGATCGAGACGCCCTGTGCGCCGGTGTCGCCCTTCTCCCCGGGCGAGCCCTTGCATGGCGCACTGGGGCCCGCGCAGTACGCGGCCACCTGCGCGTAGAGCTGCTCATCGGTGACCGGTGGAGCGTCGGCGCCCTTCTCGCCCTGCGGGCCCTGGCACTTCGTGGAGCCGCACACCTGCTGAACGGCGGCCAGCACCTGGTCCCCGGTCGGCGGCGGAGCGTCCTTCGGCCGGTTCGCGTTGTAGACCTGGGTGACCATGGCCATGACCTGGTCCACGGTCACCGTCTTGCCGGCGAGCTGGCCGGCCACGATCGCCACCACGTCATCCTTCGACAGCCCGGCGGCGGCCACGGGCGGCTGGGGCTGGCCGTCCACCGCGGACTTCGCCTTGTCGATCTTGTCCCCGCACGCCCCGGCACTCCGCAGGTCCGCGCCCAGCTGGTCGTTCCGCTTGCACAGCACGTCCAAGGTGAGCACGGCCGGCGCGGTGTCCTGGGCCACGGTCTGGGCCTTGTCCTTCGCGTCCTGGCCGGTGACCAGTGCGATCACGAAGACGGCGAGCAGCCCAAGCAGGGCCAGCACAGCGACCGCGACCAGCGCACGAGTGGAGGGCAGCCACACGCGCAGCTTCCTGGTCGGCGTGGGCGTGCTGGGCAGCTCCGTCACGGTCATTTTGCGTCACCCTTGGTGAACTTCTGGACGGTCTCGATGAACTTCGTGAGGTCGTCGTTGTTGGTGGCCGACGCCTTCCCGCGCAGGTACTCGGGAGTAGCTTCGACCGGGATGGCCGGCCAGGCCGGGTCCTGATCCCATCCGTTCGACGCGGCCAGACGCCGGACCTGGTTCGACCAGCGGAGCATGACGATACCGAGTTCGGCCGTCTCGCGGGACTCCACGGCCTCCTTCGACTTACGCGAGGCGCGCAGCGAGATCGTGGCGACCACGAAGGACGCGATCATGAAAAACAGCGAGCCCAAGCCCCCGAGCAGGGTCAAGTTCACGGCTAGGGCTCCTTTCTCCCAACGTCGCGCGAGTAGGCGACGGCCAGCACGAAGTTCACTGCCGCCACCACCGCGCAGACCGCCGGGAGCAGGAACGTTCCATGGTTCGCAAACGCGGAGAGGACCAGGCAGAACACGAAGCCCACCCAGACACTCCCCGTAGCCGCATGGGCTACGTGGAGCAGCTTATGTACCTGAAGGCCGGCGATGATGGCCAAGCCCGTGACCCCATACGCGATCGTCCAGACAGGACCCACGCGAGCGAGATCGAGCACGATCCGGGTGGTCGTCGGGCTCGCGGGCGTGAGGATACCCGGGAACAGGTACATGACCGCCAGCACGATGTCTCCGACGGCGAGCGTCATGGAGAGCTGGTGCCGAAAGCCGATGTGCGAGTTGGCCTTGATCACCGGCCCGGCTCTCCTCTCAGTCGGCGTGGGACTGGGCCTTCTTCCTCTCCCAGTCGGCCACCGCCCCGCACGCTTCGGCGCGGCTGCCCGCGTTGACGTTCTGCTTGCCGGGCCAGTTCGTGTCCCCGCTGGCGCACATCTTCTTGACCACGTTCACCGCGGTCGCGATCGCCCGGGAGGTGTCCATGCCCTTGCGCACCAGGTGGTTCTTGATCCGCTTGATGAACTTCGGCAGGCCGCCGACCTTGTCCACCCAGTTGAACTCATCGGCCGCGACGGCGGAGAGCATCACCAGCGCATCGCCAGCCAGCCAGCGCTCCACCTCCTCGCGCTCCGCGTCGGTCAGGCTGGCGGCCTGCTCGCGGAGTACCCAAGCGGTGACCCAGTCGACGGCCACCGCTTCGTCAGCGGTCAGCTCTTCGTCGGCCCCGTCGGGGCTCCCGGAAAAGGGCGCATCGCCTCCACGGCCTCCAGCTGGCGGAGCGCCAGTGCCGCGTCCTGCTGGCGGCCAGCCAGCCCGGGGTCCGCGGCGAACACCTCGGGCACCGCCTTTTCGAGCGCGACCAGCACGCGGGCGCTCACCCGGTCGGCGAAGTCGTCCAGGTCGATCCCGCCCGGACCGAAGGCGCTGGCCGGCTTCGTCGCCCCGGCCGCCACCAGCGCCAGCACCTCGGGCTCCTCGCCCACGCCAGCAGCGGCGACGCGGGCTCGCGGCACCGGGTAGCCCGGCACGTTCACCGCGAGGACGGCGCACAGCTCCAGCGCGCCCCCCTTCGGCCGCCAGTCGCCCGACGGCGGGGCGGCGGCGAGGCGCTCGCGGTCCCGCTCGGACAGCTCGGGCTCCACCAGACCGTTGATCCAGATCCCGTGCCGGTCCTCGCCCGCTGCCACGGTGGCCGCGCATGTGCCGGTGTTGTCGTAGTGGGCCAGCGTCTCCGCCAGGCTGGCGTTCAGCGAGGCGTGGCCGGTGTTCATGGTGAGGTGGCCGACGCCCACGGTGCGCACCGCATCGCCGTCCTGGACACGCTTCGCCCCGACGTTGAAATAGGCGTAGTCGCTCTTCGAGCGCGGCGGCGGCGTGCACCGCTTGGAGATGCCGATGTGGCACGTGCCCCAGGTGGCGATGTGCCCGAAGATCCGGTCCCCGTCGATCGTGAGCGGGGTGGGCTCGGAGAAGCCGGGGTCCGTGAAGTACTCGATCGGCGGGAGCGCGGCGGCCGACGCGGTGCGGCCCTTGCTGATCTTCTTCTTCAGGAACGCGGGCTTGCCGTCGTCTTCGTCGTCGTCCGGCTCGGTGGTGTCGCCGTCCTTCGCGGCCGCCTTCTTCGCCTCCGCCTTCTTGCGGAGCGCGGGCGGGAGCGTGCCCAGCTCCTCTTCGCCAGCCGACGCGAGGCACGGCGAGCAGGCGTCGCCCAGCTCGGGGATCGAGAAGCTGGCCACCACCGGCTGGATGCCGCGGTCCCGGAGGAACGCCTGGAGGCCCTCGATCGTCTTCGGGTACTTCGCGTCCAGCTCCAGCTCCCGGGCTGCCATGGCCGCGCTGTAGCCGCCCTCCTCGCCCTCGATCTCGCCGTAGGCGTCCGGGAAGGCGGGGATGGCGCACAGCGTGGTGGCGTTGATGAAGCCCTTCGTCACCACCACCCGGTGGTGCTCCTGGTCTTCGTCGAACTGGATATCGTCGTACGCATCCACTTCGGACAGGTCCACCGAGTTGCCGCGCAGGTACCGCTTCCAGAACAGCTTGCCGCCGGTGGTGTTCGTGTCGACCTCGCCGCGCCCCTGCCACACGAAGGTCCCTTCGGGCAGCGGCTCACCGGTCTGGCGGCTGATGAACTCGGGGCCGGGGATCCGCCACGCCTCCGTGAGGTTGCCCGAGATCTCCGCGCCCGAGTGCCCGCCCTGGCCGGTGTTGGTGAACTGGGCGAAGACCGACAGCGGCGGGGTGCGCACCTGGAGCGCGCCGGGTTCGATGTACCGCCCGTCCGCGGTCTCCATGCCCTCCACGGCGAGGCAGGGGAAGTACGCAGGCACGGTGCCGTCCTCGCGCACCTTGCCCAGCTTGATCTCCCCGGGCTGCTGGCTGGCGTCCACGTCGGCCGGAGCCTTGGGACGCACGTCCGTCTTCGTGTCCGTCATCTCCACTACTCCGATCTTCGAGTACCGGTTGCCCGCGGTCGGCTCATCCAGCCGCGACGGGCCCACCAGTGCGAAGTCCTGATCTTCGCCCGCGAGCGCGAGCCGCACCTTCGAGAAGCGCACCACGCCGTCGTGCATCGGCAAGGTCTCCGGCGGCAGGTCGAAGCCTGCGCAGATGTGCGGCGCCCACGGCCGGAACTGCTCGGGGTACCGCGCGCCGAGTGCGTCCCGGCCGATCTGGTCCGCGTAGTCGCGGAGGTTCTGCGCCTGGTCCGTCGGCTGGAGCAGCGTGTTGGTAGACGGCTTACGGTCGCCGGTGTCGCCGCCGTCCCGGTTCCAGATCCCGACGCCCTGAACCCGCATCTCCACCGGGCCGTTGTCCGCGGCGAGCACCTGGACGCGCTTCACCAGCTCCTCGCGGGTGGCGTCGTCCAGCTCGGACACGTCCCCGAGGAAGCACAGCGTCATGTGCATCTGGGCGGCCGGGTCGCCGCCGGACACGGTGAACGCCTGGGGGTTGTCGGGGATCAGCGCGATCATGCCGCCGGTCTGGATCTCCGCGCCAGCCGCCGCCAGTGCGACCGACAAGGCCACGTCGGCGGGCACGATCATGTCCGAGCGAGCCATGTGGTGCGTCATCGGTCCGGTCACGGGCGCTCCCCCTGAGCCTGATTCGGGCCCCACTGGCGATGATCACTGGGACTGTCCGGCGGGCGGTTGAAGTCGGCCGGACAAGGCAGCATCTTCCGGACCGCCACCGGCTCCTCACGCTGGTCGACACGCAGGACTTCGTCATTCGGCTGCTGACCAGTGAAGGCGATGCCCCATAGCTCGCGGAGCTTCTGCCAGTCCGGGTACAGGTCGCACGCCCAGCAGGTGCCCGGCGGGTGGAGGATGCGCTGATCACAGTGCGGGGCGAAGGCGCGCTCTCGCTCCAGCAGCTCACGGGCCGCCACCAGGTCGTGGCCCGCCGTGCCCGGGACCTTGCCGTCCTGGGCATCTTCGTCTGGCGTGTACGCGATCGGCCCGCTGGCTGGCGTGAGGTCCACTTCGCGCGGCCGCGTCACCCACGACCCGCCCCGGTTGAGGTGGGCCAGCGTCTTCTTCCAGCTCATTGCGGCGCCCTCCGCTCGATCCATGCCCGCTGGACCTCGACCATACGATCCCGCTCCGCCCGGGTGCGCTGGCTGTGCGTGCCCACCCGGCCCGCCGCGTCGTCCAGCTGGGCCAGGAGGCGTTCGTTCCGCATCCCCGGGGTCTCGGTGTCGGCGACCACGTGAGCGGCCGCGTCAGCCTCACCCACGGCCCAGGCCGGTACGGCGTCGCACATGCACCCGGGGTGGTCGCCGGGGTGCATGTGCGGGCCCAGCCAGGCATTCTCCGGCGTCGGCACCAGGCGGGCGTCCGTGTACGACTCGAACCGCTCGCCGGCCAGCTGGCGGTGAGGATGGAAGGCGCGCGCCCGCGGGGTCACGCCGTACCGCCAGCTGAAACCGAGCGAGACCGCCCGCTGGTCGACCTCGCGCAGGATGTCCCCGCCGAGCGCGAGCCCGCCGGGGCCGTTGCCGTTCACCGGTCCGCCGATCTCCGCCAGGGCCTCGCGGATGTCTCCCGGCAGGATGATGGTGTCCGGCACCTCGCCGTCGGGCAGCAGGTCCAGCTTCCGGCCGTAGAGCGCGGACATGGCGCGGGCCCGCAGGCTCGACTCCAGCCGCTTCCAGGCGGCGGGGATGCGCTCCGCCATGGCGCTCGCCAGCGCCTGGGTGGTGACCAGTGGGAAGGCCAGCATCGCGGACACGGCCAGCACGGCGTCCTTGATCGCGGCACCGGTCCAGCTGGCGAACTTCGCCTGAAGGTAGGCGAAGGCGGCGGCCAGCAGCACCTCCTCCGTCAGGCCCAGCTCCATGAACCGCTCGCCGCCGCCGTTGGCCGTGAGGAACGACGGCACCAGCGTGGGCTCCATGCCCTTGAGCGCGGCGGCCAGCTCGGGGTCCTTGCCCTGGGCCTGGGCCTTGATCTTGTTCCCGGCCTTGCGCAGGGCCGTGGCCAGCTCCGCCTCCGCGGCGTGCCGGATCGCCTCCACCAACTGGCGGTCGATATCGGCCAGCACCTGGCCATCGATGATCCGCACTGAATCGAGTACGCCCTGCGAATCGCTGGCACCAGCCGCCGTCCGGGCGCCCGTCGGCACCGGGGGCGTCCCCTGACCCGGCCCACGGCCCGGTGCGGGCGGCGGCTGGTCCGCGTCGGCCGGCGCACCAGGCGGGAGAGCCTGCTGGCCCGGGCGCACGATCTGCCCAGGCACGATCATGGGCTTCGGCTGGGGATCGGCCTTGATCCCTGCCACCGCCTCCATGAGCTTGCCCAGCGCGTCCTGTGGAGCGGCGGACTTGACCGCGATCAGGCGCTGGATGTCCTCTTCGTCGGCCTTGTCGGCCGGGTCGAAGCCCTTCGCCTTCAGGTACGCGTCGTAGCTGATGGCACCGCGGTCCATCGCGGCATCCGCGTCGGCGGAGCGGTTGGTGTTGCGGGTGATCGTGCTGGCGTCGAACCAGCAGCGGACCGTGTCGACCTCTTCGACGGAGAGGCCCCATCCGCCATCCGCGACGCTCATGGTGAGGCGCCGTTTCATGTAGCTCATGGTGATGGAGTCGGCGATCATGCGGGCGCCGGGCTCCAGGTGGTTCTCGAACGTCTGGGCGTCGATCAGCCAGGCGCTCCAGTGGTTCGCCTCGCCGATGCTGCCCCGCATCGCCTCGCGGGGCAGGTCGATCCCGTCGGCGAGCCGATCCAGACTGGCCTTCTGTCGCTCGATCACGTCATCGGCGCTGGCCCGGTCCAGGGTGACGTGGCGGATGGCCTGGCCGTCCTCGGGGTCGCCGTAGATCACGATGGGCACGACCGCGGACACGTGGCCTTCGTTGTTGATCGGTGCCGTCATGCTCGCGGTGAAGGCGGCTGCGAACCCGTTCTCGTTCGGCCGGACGACCTGCTGATCAGGCTTGACCAGGGCCATGCCCTCGGGGATGAAGAGGATGCCGTTCGAGGCGATCCGGCTCATCGCGGCCGCCCGGATCTCGCGGCCGGCCAGCACCACGTCTTCGCACACATCCATCAGCGTGCGGATCGGCGAGTCGGAGAGGTCACCCCACTCCGGGTGCGGCACCCACAGCCGAATCAGCGTCTCTTCGTCGGGGTCCAGCTCGCGCGGCGGCTTCCCCGGCACAGTGGTGACCAGCAGGCCGCCGCCAGTGCTCGGGGTGACCTCGGAGGTGGAGCGCACCTCCCACGTCTCCTGGCCGTCATCGCCCGGGAAGCCGTGAAGCCACACCTCGCCCGGCACGTCGAAGCCGGTGGAGATCCGCCCGGTGAAGCCGTAGCCGCGGGACCAGGGGAGCTGCTGAAGGCACTCGATCGCGGCCTGGGCGACGTGCGGCGACACATACGGCTTGCCGTCTTCGTCCTTGTCTTCGTCCGGGTTGCCGGTCAGCAGGATCGGTTCGTCCTCGCCGGGCGGCTGGTAGGCGGCGGTCCAGCCGAGCTTGCTCAGCAGGTTGGCCTTCATCCGCAGGGCCTGCCCCAGCTCGCCGATCGAGTTGCGGTAGTTCCAGGCCACGGACTGCCAGGGCATCCGGGTCATGGCGAGCGTGGCTACGGTGTCCCGGTCGCGGAGGTCCACGACCCGACCGGCGGCGGTCATCACGTGGGGCGAGGGCTTCTCCCGCCGCTTCCCGAAGAGAGGCATTAACGCACCCTTTCCGGCTCAGTCGTCCAGCTGGTCCACCAGGCCCGTGATCACCCCGGCTCCCGCTGAGAATGCCAGACCGCGCGCGATCATGCCCCAGACTCGTGGGGCCGCCGCGCGGGCGAGCACGACCCCGGCGGCCACCCAGATGCTCAGGCACCAGGGGCACGTCAGCAGCTCGGTGATCTTCAGGTGTCCCCAGCGGTTGATGACGGCCTCGCGCGGCTCCTCGATCAGGCTGTCACGCTGGATGAAGCGCACGATGCGCCACACGGCCAGCGAGTCAGTCACCAGGTCGGCCACCACTGGATCAGCTCCCAGATCCCCCAGATCGCGAGGCTGATCAGCAACCCGAGCACCGTGCCACCGAGCCACGCTCGTCTGATGGCCACGTCCTCGGGTACCTCGCCACGATGCTGTCCACCCACGCATGATCATCTCCCGTCGCCCCGCCCTGCCCCGTGTCGGTCTACCGAGTCGCCCCACTGCCGTGCTGTCCAGGCCACCACCCGGACCGGCGGACGGAGGTTCAGGTGCCACATGATCTTGTGAAGCAGCTCGGCACCTCGAAGCGCCTGCCTCCACAGCCACGTCCTCATGCGCTCCTCCGTCTTCGTGCGCGGGCTCAGCCCTCTACCGCGTCAGCCCCGGCCCTCCGGTTTCGCCCGTCGAACCGGTGAAGCTCGCTCTCTGGCGGGAAGCAGCCGGTGTCAAGGCAGGCGTCCGGCGGCGGGTGCGGTGGCTCCGGTTCGCTCGACTCAGGAGCCTCCCCCGGCGCTGGGTCATTCCCGCCTACCGGTGCCGCCATGATGTCCGACCAGCAGCCAGCGCCCAGTGGGCCTTTCGGCGACTCCGGATCCCCCATGCCGATCGGGTAGCCGTGCGTCATGGCCGCCTCCACTCCGTCACCCGAACCGTGCGCTGGCGGAGTGCATCCATATCCGGCACGGTGCGGTTCGATCCGTCACCGGCGGGACGGCGGGCGTACTGGCCCACGTGCTTGGGCTCAGGGCTCTCGATCCCGATATGCCGAACCTCCCCGGCGCCGGTCCGGATGCGCACCGCGTACTCCGTCCAGGTCCTCATCGGTTCCACGTCCCCTTGTGCTCCAGGTGGCGGTACACCGCGTCCAGCCCCAGCCACGCGAAGGCGAGGGGCACCCCCACGAAGTAGATCCAGACAACCCACTCGCGATCGATCAGGTACACGGGCACGCTGCCCGCGACCATCCAGGCGAAGACGATCAGCAGAAGCGCGGCGCTTCTGCTCTTCCACCACAGCCAGAAGCCGCACGGCCCGAGGTGCGGGTGGCCAGTGCCCTGGCAGTCCCAGCACGCTCCGCCGGTGCTCTCCTCGCCGCTGGCCCCCGAGCCTGAGCACATCGGGCAGCAGCCCGCCCGGCGCATCATCGCGAGTCCGATCGGCTGATCTTGACCGCGATGTACACGGCCAGCCCGACCGCCCCGAAGGCCAGGGCCGCGGGGATGATGAGCAGCAGCAGCCACGGGCTCATCGTCGACCTCCGAAGGCGACCGCGGCGAAGAGCAGCAGCCCGATCACGGCGAAGCCGGCCAGGAGGGCGGAGAGGCGAAGGAAGTCGGTCATGTCCCCTCCGAGACGCTCGGGTCCAGCTCCCGAACCAGCTCTACCTGGTCGGCGGTGAGGCTGGCGATCAGGTGGCCCAGCAGCGACACCGAGCAGTTGTAGGCCGGACACGGTTCGTCGGCCGCGATGAGCGCCTGGACCAGCTCGCGGTACGGGCGCACCTCGGGGAGGATCGAGCCCGCCGTGTGGCTGGTGATCATGTAGTCGTCGCCCGCCGCGTCGGTGACGTGGAAGCGCTCCACCGGCCCGCCGTCGCCCTGGTCCACGGCGGTGGCGTTGACCCGGAACGTCTCGGAGTCGGCCGCGCCATCGTCGGTGTTGATCGCGGTCAGGACCAGGAAGCCGTGGCGCTGCTCGGGCTTCATTCGCCGTCCACCAGGATCTCGAAGAAGGCGCGGCCGCCGTCCACGACCAGCTGACCGGAGAACTGGCCGGGGTTGCCGTACTCGCCGCCGTCCTCCGCGTACCGGACGCCCCAGGTGGTGCAGAGCTTCAGCGCCCCGTCCAAGTCGGTGGGGTCCCAGTTCATCAGCCGGACGCCTTCGGCCTGGTCGACGTGGCGCAAGCGGACTTCGATCATGATCCTTCTCCTCGGGTGGTGGTGGTGTTGCGGATCGGGCAGCTACAGGGGTGCTCGCACCCGTGAGCTGCCCGGCACTGCTGGTAGGGGCTCGCCGCGATCGTGGCGCGCATGATCGCGAGCCCCTCGGGGGAGTTGCGCGCGAGCCGGGTTCCAGCGGTGACGGCCAGCTCCTCCAGTCGCTCACCGGTGAGGGGTGAGGGCCGTTCCGCCTCAAGGTGGTGCTGACGGCCGGAGCGGACGCTGTCGAGAATGGCGCCGATCTCGGGATCGAGCGTCTCGGGTTCTGTGACCTCGCGAATGGGCACGACTCGGATGCCACGGGCCTTGAGCGGCGGTGCACCGCCCCCCAGGTCTATGGTCGCCTCGCCGGGCAGCAGCCAGCCGTTCAGTTCGTCGTACTGGTAGCGCTTCTCTGGCGGCTCGCTCTGGCCGGTGACGATGGCGCCGAGCAGCCGGGGCTCCGGACCGCCGTCGTACATGAGGTGGGCCGTCATGCGATCGCCGGCCAGCTCCAGGTTCCTGATCGCGCCCTCCACCAGGATGCGGCGGCCACGGTCCCGGAGCCGGAGGTACGGCCCGACCACTTCGAGCATCGCGGGGGTGGGTGGCTCCGGGAACAAGTAGGCGACGGGACAGCGCGGCAGACCCCGCGCGTCCAGTTCATCGAAGTCGAAGACGAAGCGCTCCGTGGTCATCGCGGCCGCCGAAGGAAGCCGCGCCAGGGGTGGTTCGTGGTCTCCATCCAGCCGCAACACTGGCAATGGCGGATCTTCTCGCGGCCCATGTCGACCATGACCCAGTCGCCCCAGACGTGCCCCGTGCACCAGTGGTCGGTCTTGATCCACGTCACCACCCGGCCGTACTGGTTCAAGATCCAGGTGATCATGACATCAGGCCGGCGAGGTAGTCCTGGTCCACGGCGCACTCGTACTCCACGGTGATCATGAGCCCTTCGCACTGGTCACTGATAGAGCCGGAGCGGATGTGGTGCGCCTGCCTGACGATTTCGAAGCGGCCGCACACCGGGCACCAGTGAGCCCGCAGCAGCCGGGGAGGAAGATCAGCCACGGATCGCTCCCATCTCCATGCCGTCCAGCTGGACGCGGCATCCGGGCCAGGCGGGGTCTGAGCCGAAGACCACGCGCTCCAGCTCCCACCGACCGCCGATGTGCACGCCCTGCGGATGCGAGTCCCGCCGGCCGTTCGTCACGTCGATGGCCGCCGGGATGGACTCCATCAGCGGCGTGGTGGCGCCGCGGTACAGCTCGGGCGCGGCCTTCTCGAAGTGCGCCAGGGAGATCCGGCCTTCGGCGAGCAGCCAGCCATCCTCCACGCGGACGCGCTCACACAGACCGACGGGCAGCGGGCCAAAGTCCGGCATGATCACCCAGACGCCCACGGGCACGCGGACGAAGTGCGGAAGCCACTCCGCCACGTCGGTGCCGGACAGCTCCAGCACGCG